ACTTCCACCTTGAAGTCAGGGTTCATGTCTAGTTCTAATGCTGGGAAGCTCATTGTTTCGGCCTCACTAGCATACCAGTGCGATAATCATCGGTTACTTCTTTGTTTTCACCCAACATCTTCATGCCGGTCATCGCTTCTGTAAATCTTTTTTCATACGCAGCCATTATATCCTGTTCACCCTTCATATAGATATATGCTTCAATTAAACTGCCGTAAAGCATAGCCATCTGGGCGTTCTCACTAAGCCACGTTGTTCCAGAACCCGATCCAGCAGTTAAACTTGCAGGTCTATAGAAGTAATGTAGCTCCACGGCCCTTGCTGCGTCGGGAGTAGGACCGATAATAAAATTATCAATGTCAAATACCGCATAAAACCTCGGATCACCTGTTGTTGCAGGGTCTGGGTTAAAGGATTGCACGAAATCAGTGTCCTTAAACTCTAAAAACGTCCTGTCGCTGTTAGCATCTACAAAAGAAAGCGAAAACGGAGCTAAAAAGTCACTAGGACAAGCCAAATACTGGTTAGCCTGCGTCATATTGCCGCTGACGTTCTTACGAAAGAGGCTTAACTGCACGTTTTTGAGTATTCTTTCCTCTGCCTGACGTATAAATACAGGCAAATTGTTCACAAAAGACGTTTCATCGTTCTCTGCGTGGTCCTGTATCGCTGTTTTTAGCTGATCGTATGTAAAACTCATGGTGTCACCACCGATACGGTGCCCACGGCACCTTGTAAAGCGTCAGTTATATCTAATTCTGAAGGCATTTCAGCCGTTCCCGCCGTACTCCAGTTGCCATTACCCAAATAGACAATGCCGTTTGTGGTAACTATCAAGAAAGCACTGGTAGGGTTATCTGAATCAGGCCTTGCGTTTTGCAAAGCTTGCGGATCAGACACGGTTCTAAAAGGACCAAGTTGAGGCTGCTTTGGTTCATACTCATCTGGACCCACAAGCAAGCCGTTCCACTCTTTTTTCATCACCTTGTAGGGGTATCTGAAACCAGAGCGGTCTGAAATAGCGTATGAGTTTTTACCAGATGCGAATTTAGCCATCAGCCCGTCCTATAATATTCGTATCTAGGTACAACATTAAAGGAAGACCTATCCCTATCTTCTGTTGCAGCCCTATCAAATTCTTCTTCGTACATAGCTTTAAGCATCTGAACTCTGTTTGGAGCCCTCTTCAAAGCAATGTAATAGGCTAATCCTGCGGCCAAACACGGATAAAACCGAAAAGGTAAGTCCATTGTGTTGGTGTAAACGTCCGCATCGTCCATACGAGTAAGTGCATCGTAGTAGATAACGTCCGTACTATTCTGCGGGACAGGCCAAATTTTAAGGTTTGGAGTAATTTGACGGTCTAAAAAGAACTGATTAGGCCTGCTTTGTGTCGTTTTTGTCGGAATTGTCAGATATTCATCACGACTCAAACGCTCTAAAGCATAATCTGTACCGTCTCTGCGGATAATTACAGACAATACGTCAATAATATCGCCACTCAGGTTGTATTCTCCCGTGCCTTGCACAAGAGTTAAAGAACGCTGTTTAATGGTCCACTGATTCAACCCACGGTTAGCCCAGTCGGCCAGCAAAAGATTAAGCGAACGCTTCGCTGTCTTTAGGTCGTAACCAGTACGCACCTCAAGGCCGCATCGCTCAAACGCTTCTTCAACGTACTCAGCAACGTCCAGTTCAAAATCTTTGCTATTAGAAACAGTCATTAGCTTTTAACCAGTTTATAACCCTTGTCTTTAGCCATCTTTCTAAGAGTAGCTAAATCAGTTCCGCCTTTTTTCATAGGTTGTGCTTTACCGGCCATGCCGCCGCCACGCATTTTCTTAACGCCAGCCATGCCGCCGCCACGCATTTTCTTAGGTTTCATCGCCATTTTTTAGTCTCCTATAAAGTTCATCTCGCTTTGCGTAAATATCTGGTGCATTATATTCACCTTTGTAACTATCATAATATCCCTTTTTGTCCAACTTGTCTGCTGCTTGTTGTAGCTTGGACAATCTTTGAACAAAAATCATACAATAGCTTGTGTCTATTTTTTCTTCAAAAACGATCTCCTCAACAAAATCACTGGGCTCATCGTCCGGGTGAAAGCCCATCAACCATATATCTTTGTCAACAAACATTCCGTTAGATATAGCGTCATTAAGTAGATCAAGGTATTCATGAAAGTCATCAGACTCTTTATCGTTAAGTAAATCAACAACAATAGCTAAATCAAAGTTATCGTCATACTGTGAAATACAAGAGTAAAGAGTTTGATAGGAATCTTCGTGCTTAAAAAGTATTGAAACTTTATTGTCTAGCCACGCCGCACGAGCATAGGGACACGGGGGTAAATCATTAAAATGTGAACTAGGTTTTTCTAACGCTACCGCAGACCATTGCATAATCTCTTGCACAATAGCTTGCTCTATGGGTTCGCTGTAAAAAGCTACATTCATCTACTTACAGCCCCCTTTGTTCTTTTACGCCGATTTTCTAAAACTTTGCCGCAGCCTCTAGCAATAACTCCACCGTTTGCTTTTTTTACCACCTTGGCGGCTTTGGTGTTCGAAACAACCTGCTTTCCCTTAGAGCCTTCACGTTTTTTCTTACGAGCCGTAGAAGCTCTTTCAGACTTGCTAAGACTTTGGGCTTTAGCTCTCGGTAAACATCGGTCAGGGTTCTTTTTATTTTTTGAAGTACCGCATTTACCTGCGATATTGCCTTGGCTATCAATTCTGACCCAATCTTCATCGACCCAATCCTTCAACTTGCCCATTATTTCTTTTTCCCTTTACTTTTTTTTGCATAGTTAGGGTCTTTACAATATTTAGAGGCTGCCATGTTGGCATAAGCACTAGGATAAGTGTCAAAAGTACGTTCGGCCCACGCCTTTCCTTTGGGGCATATCTTGCTTCCCTTGCTTTTAGAAGAAGCCTTTTTGGATTTTTTTGAGTAAGCCACAGCGTCACCCTAAAAATTTCTGCACAAAAGGTGCAATTATAATCAGTACCGCCAATGCCCAAAGTTTAACGTCCAAGGCCGATAACGAGCTTTTATGCTCGTCTAACCTCTCCTCTATCCTCTGGTATCTAAGATTACATTCAGCCTCGTGTTTCTCCAACTTAGCTAAAACTTCTTTCACGGTCATCCAATCCTCACCACGCTTTGCACGACCAGTATCTGGCGCTAAATTTGTCTTTCGCCGTGTCACAGTTGTGACGGGCTCTAAAGCTTTTCCTCCGGGCGGGTTGGTCTTTTTTGATAGACATTTTACTGTCTCCAAACCTGACGAGCTTAATTTCGCTGCCTTTTTTTGCGAGGACGGCGCTTTTTTTCGCTTTCCCCGGCGTCCTTTTTGGTTTGTTAAATCCGGCAAACGTTTCACCCCTATATTTTATGCGACCTGACGGAGTTCTCGTAACGTCTTTGGTAGTTGCCATCTCAAACCTCAGTTATAAAACACCGTTGCGTTTGTCACGTTTGTCAAAACAGCAAAACAACCATCCGGGAACAACATGCCCTCGTCTGGAACGTAAACGTTGTCATCAGTGTTATTCGCAAAAGCTAATGTCAGGAAAGTAGTTCCAGTAGCGTCAGAACCATTCTTTAAAACTAATGTGGGACTTGATCCACACTGGTAGTGAATAGCTTTAACGCGAGTTCGACCAGCAAAAACGGCTCCTGACGCGGTTAAGTATGTTGCTTTTACATCAGATGCCATTTTATACCTCTAACTATGGAAAACCGTTACAGACGTACACGCGGTAAAGACCGAAACATAAATGTCGCTTACTCTAATTCCTTCGTCAGGAATGTTTACAGAGTGTGTGTCTGAGGCGTCTAAATCCATGTCCAACACTGTTGCGCCACCGTTACCGTTGGTAAAAGTGATGCGTGGTGATCCCGTAGTTGTTTTTACTTGAACTTGACGAATACGTGCAGGACCGACACCGGCAGAGCCGGTGGCAGTCAGACGGATCGCTCTTACATCAGAACCAGCCATGTAAACCTCCTTTAAGCGAGGTTAGCGTTTTGCTGATACAGAACCGTTACTCGAATTTCACCAGCATTTGTTGCGCCAGTAGTTGTCCAAGTGATTCTCTTGTCCGCGGTTCCAATGTCTGCCCAAGCCAATGCACCACCTGCTTCAGTAGTGGGATATTTACGTCCAGCACCAGAGGCTACAGTGATTGAAAAGCTATTTACAAACGTAGCATTACCGCCGACCGTATCACCAACACTCAATACCGCAGTAGCATTGCCCATTGCTGTAGGACAATCAATTACGCAATCAATGATTTGTGAATTTGCTGGAATAACGACGTTAGTGACGTTAGCCGCAGAAGCACCACCTGCTAGAGAGCCGGTAGAAAAAGTCTGCGCCATAACAACTTGGCCAGTATTTTTAATGTTTGAACCAAGGGACGTACCCGTGGTTTCTTTGATGGTTCCGGCTTTAATTGGTCCGGAAAAAGTTGTAGTACCCATATGTATCTCCTGTCGTGGGTTATGTCAGACGCACCATGCGGCTGTCAGGGATACTGTCAGGATACAATAAGAATACAGAAAAAGAAAGGGGCAACTTACGTTGCCCCTTCCGAGTCTACAGGGAGAAGTCAATATGAAATCAACTACCCCTTTATAGCACAGTTTACGCTCCGGGTGTACCGAAAACTGAACGCCAGTCAGAAACACCAAAACTGTAACGCTCACGCGCTTTGAAACGCATGTTGCCGGTATCAAAGTCACCTTCCATTGCCGTTTTAATTGGCGAACGGTTGAAGAACTTGAAGCCGTTAGGTGCGTCAGTCTTGATGAAGTATGCGTCTGAGTCAGTCAGGAAGTGGTTAACCACTGCTCCGTCAGGAATCATACCCATGTTCTTCATTGCGTTGTTGTCGTTGTCAGCAGTGCCCGAACGCAAGTTAGAG